TAGTAGGAGGTGTGGTAGTACCTTGTCCACCAAAAACGATGTTGGTAGTAGTAAGAAGAGCGTCACGAGCCTCTGCATCTTGAGTAACTGCAAGGTCATTGGCGAGAAGTACGGAGGCGGCCTCCAATTCGTCAATAAGAGCAGTTTGCAAAGACAGCTCTGTAACAGTAATACCATTCCCGTGTTCTGTTACAGGAATAGTAATGTTTATAGCACTCATATTCTTAGTTTGAAGATTATCAAACTCATTCAAACGACCTCCACGAGAAAGGTTGTTGAATTTGGTGAATACGATTGCTTTACCCTTAATAGCAGTTAAGTCACGCTTTACTTTTGCAAATTGCATAAAGCGTAGCCGAGGCTGGGCTTGTAACAGGATTTCTTTTGAATAGACATCCCGAATGATTTGCGGAATCGGCACGAATGGGCCTGTGTTCGCTGTTTGTGAAGTAACCATTGTTTAATTAAAATAAAAAATTATGCTTGTGCTGATGCGGAATAAGTTGCTGCCGCTTGTTTAGCCATCTCTTTGTAATCTCTGCTGTTTTTGGAATAGTCATCAACAGACAAAGAACCAACATTAGGAACAGGCTCAACAATGGGAGCAGGTGTAATTGGAGGAGATGTGATAGGAGCCACAGGAGCAACAGTAACTACGGGAGCCACAGGTGCTACGGGAGCAACAGGGGCAACAGGAGCAACTACCGTTTGTGGTATAGGCGTAGTCGTTGAATTTGCAGGAGCATATTTTTTACGCATATCTCTTGCTCTTTCAATAGAACTATTAACCTCTTCAACTGTCTTTCCTCCAATCAACTCTGGGATAATACTATCACCCTCTTTTTCGATAACCGAAGATATGTACGCATCAAGTTCTTTTTTGCTCTGTGTTTCAATATAATTTTGAATAGGAGCTAAACGACTTGACACAACACCTTCAAGTGCTTTAGTAACTACTTCTGCGACCTGTTCAGGAGTTAAATTGTTCTGTGGAGTAGCGGTAACTGCTGGAGGTACATAAGGAGCTACGGGAGCCTGTGTTTGTTGTTGCGGTGTAGCAACAGGGGCAGTAACTTGAGGCGTAGGTTGAGGTGTAACCGTAACAGGTTGTTGTTGCAATGTTCTAAGTGTTTCCACTTCTTGTTGCAACGCCTGTAATTGTGTTAGTTGTGGGTACAACTTAGCCTTCTCACCTTGAGCGACTGCATTAACAAGATTAAGTAAAGATTGATTCTCACTCAACTTGTACTGTTTTCCATCAATTTCGATAAATTCGGGTAACATAGTTTTGATAAATTTACTTTTTTATTAACTGAATAAGGGCAGGTCTTTTACAACCTGCCCCTAATCGGTGATTAGCCTGATGTTAGACTCCCTCACTACGACCCATAACACCGGGCTTAGACAAAGTGAGCATCTGCTCAGGTTCTTTAACAGAGTTTGCCCTTAATGCAGTATTAGCCGCATCGGACACCATTCCTGTTCTCCTGTCAGCATTTGTTACAAGAGGAGATGAAGCCCCTGGATTTACAAAGCGAGGAGTTGTTTTCATCCCTACATCACTACCTTTACAAATTGTGTTAAGGTCTTCGAGGGGCATTGAACGAACATCATCCATATTACAAAAATAAATAAAAAGTTACTTAGTTACAAAAAATATACCTATTTTAGTTATTGTCCTAAGTACAATACCTTTTTTCGGGTATATTTTAATAGGGTTTATGCCATTGGCTGTTGATTATCCGCTTCTGTATTATCCGTAGGATTACCCATTTCTATATTCTGAATTTGAGATTGTAAAGCACCCTGTCTAAGGTTGTCTTCATCAATAGCATCCATTACAGCAGGTACATCTGTTATACCCAACTGATTCATCATATTCTGTCTTGAATCGAGTTTAAGTTGAGCCTTCATTTGCATTATCTGTAACTCACTCAAAACATCTTTTGGTAAACCATAAGAGTATATAGGGTATATAAAGAAGTCATCAACTTCTGCCTGTGCGTTTGCAAGGGTTTGAAAGATTTCTTTATCAGGCTCTACCAATTTAAGTATTCGGAGAATCATATTGTGTAACTCTGCTTGACCCTCTCCATACATCATCCATTTTAAGTTAGCCTGTTGTAACAAGGGTTGATACATTATCTGTAATGCAGCCGCAGAAGTATTGGATATAGCTTGTGTTTTACCTAATACACTTTCAGGAACATCAGATATTTCGTGCATAGCTACCTTTAAGCGGTCAAGGAACTGCATAGTCCCTGAAAGGTCTTCACCTAAAGAAAGATTAAATACATTTGCTTCTGGAGGAAGACCACTCCATATATTCCCTAAACCTTTTTTCAGAGTACGGATAGTTCCTCCCGTTATTACGGTTGTAGGCGTTCCATAATACTCAATTACACCTTTTGCTTCTTCGTGTAACTCATTATAGGTTTTATTAATCTTCATCAAATCAGAAAGGTCAGAAGTACCATAGTAGCTATTAGGACTTGGTGTATTCTTAATTGAAATGATAGGTATAAACCCATAAGTATTTTTTGTAGAGGTAGGTTGATACTTTACTACTTTATCTCCCGTAGCAGTATCTTTTTGAAACCACTCTTCTACATTATCATTTGTATAGCGTAGGCATTTTATCTTATAGTCGCTTGGGTTCTGTAACAGCCTGGTTCTTATAGTGATAGCTACTAATTTTGATACATCTCCGTTATCAAATTCAGGGAAAACATGCCTACTATCCATAACACGAATATGAATGTATTTCTTGGCAGGTATATACTCTGGGAATAACCATACTGTTCCACATACACCTCCCATCTGAAACATCTCAAAGGTATAGATAGCTTTCTTAGTTTTGTTTAAGTGAAAGTTTACCTCTCCCTCTATTGCGGATTCTATATCAGGCTCAACTTTTTTACCATCGTGTCTTGAGATACGGAGGGAATAAGAGTCTTTGCCATTTAGAAAGTTTATTACCTTATTTACAAAGGCTTTGCAGTAATTGAAAGATAGAAAGGTTTCATTGTAGTCTTTCCAATGTGCACCTTCATAGAAATTCCAATAAAGGTAATACTTAGCAATACGCTCAATCTCTCCTGCGTTACCACTAATTATATTCCTATCAACGAAGTTACGAAGGTTTGTTGTCCCTTCATCTAAGGTGTACCTTGCACCTATGCTGTCTGCTAAACTCATACTTATCTTTTATTAGCGTTTATTAATTTGCGTTTTGTTAATGTATGGGAGAAGATAGTGTTCTCTTCAAAATCTTCTGCCTCTTCGGGTATAGGCTCACTTGCGGATAAACAAGCAAGACCTAATGAATCACAATAGTCATCTGCCGCATCTTCGTGAGTTCCTTTTTGACAAACAAGGTAACTTCCGACCCATTCTTTTGTTAATCCGTGCATTTGAGCTTCAAAGTGCTGAAACTCTTGTGTAGCCTTTGCATTTTTATGTGCCGGTACTATTAATCTCCCAGCTCGAATGTCCGCATCTAAGGCTTGCCACATATCAGACTTTGAAGGTCTTGAAAATGTATATGGTACTATGTTTATAAAATCGGATAGCTCTGCCATAAGTCTATCTACAACAGGCTTACCTACTCCTGTATAGTCAGCAGTAAGAACTTGTACATTCCAATCAATTAAAGCCTCTACAATATGCAAATGCTGTAACTCATAATCTTCTCCAATAAGCTCTAACCACAATAGTTAGAACAGTAGAGGCTTTTGCTTTACCGATGTCAAGTCCTGCTACATATAGTTTTCCATCTTCGGCATACTCTTTTAAGCCTAAGCGTTTATTTTGAATCTTATTCCACGCTTCGTGAGTAAGGAACATTCCACTCTCTAAAGCCCACTCAAGGGCGTAGGATAAGCGGAAAGGCTCATAATTAAGCCCTTTTCTTCTTACTAACTCCTGAACAAACTTCTCATAGTTAAGGTGGAACTTTTTACCATCAATATCATATTGCTCTCTTTTTTGGCGTATTACTTCTTTATAGTTATACTCATAGTGTAATTTAAGCCTCTCGTCTTTTATTTTTCTATCTTCTCTTATATTCTCTTGTATAGACTCATAATAGTGACCTCTGTGGGTTCCTGTTGTTCCTATCTTTACGAGAGTACCGTTTGTTGCTGAAAGCATAGGTACAACAGACTTTTCAGTAATATAATCATCAGTATCTTGAGCCTCCTCAATAATAGCAACATCATAAGTAGCGGATTCAATCTTGGATAGCTTGTGAATTAGTTGCCCTTTCATAAAGCTCCCGTTTGTAAGAGAGAACTTTACAGACGATACAAGTCCTGCCTGAATTTCGGGGTCATCTAAAATTAACTCCGCTTTCTCTGTTGTTATTCTCTGTAATGCCCTTGAGTAGGTACTCTGCATCTGGTCTGACTGCGGAGCAAAAAGACCTATCTTAACTCCGTCTTTGTATTGGTCAAGTTCAGGAATAAATTTAGCTATAACAGGTAATATAACAGCAATGGTATCTATAATAAATGCCATAGCTTCTGACTTACCTGCTTGTCGGGAAATGATTACGGTTATAACAGCACCTTCTAAGGTAATTATGGAATAAACAATTCGGTAGATAATATCATACTGATACCTGTATATAGGTATTCCTGTTAATACAGTACCGAACTTTATTATACGCTCTGTTATTAAGTGAGGGTCAAAAGAAAGCCGCATTTCTTGTGCGGCCTCCTCTATCTTCTTTTTGTCAATTTTAGCGGAGTCTGTTACAACTCCTTTGCCCGATTCAAGGTCTATCGTGGCTTTTGGTTTTTTAGGCATACTTAATGTTTCTTCTCAATGTTGTCCACCCTTTCTTTAAGAGAGTGAATCTCTACTAACAAAGAGCTTATTTTACCTTCCATTATACCTTCGTATTTTGCTTGGGCTATAAGCATTTGTTTTTGGGTTTCTTGTAATTCTTTTAACTCTTTTACTAAGCGAGAGCCATAATGAATAACGACTGCTACAAGTATGGGAAAAGCCGCTACTTTTACTCCATCAACTAAATTCATTGTTTCATCCATAGCCAACATTATAAAGAGTTTAACATAGCTATTAATTCAGGCTGTGGTGACAAATCAAATTTATCTGCCCGATATTGAGAATGAGTGTATAGACCAGGGAGTAAGGAACTCGCTTCTTTAGATAAAGAAAAAGAATCTAAAGACCATTGCTTACTTACTTTGATGTTATACTTTTTAGATAACTCAAGAATAAGTTTATGTGTAGTATCGAGCTGTTTGTTAGAGTATTTATGCCAATGGATGAATCCACGCCAAGGTTTAGTCAAAGTAACTACTTGGCTTGGATTAACTTCTCTATTAACATAAGTAATAAACTTACCCTCTTTATTTTGTGTTAGTGGGCCATAAGAGGTAAGCTCAATTCCTATGTTGGCTCTCTCTATTCTTTTACGCTCAACCCATTTTAGTCCAAGACTCCAAGCCCAAGCGGTTTCAGGCATACATCGGTAAAGAACGCCATCCATTTTATCTTTATCGGTTCCTTGCGTGTCAAGTCCACCTATAATAAATGCAGTTCCTATTGTATCAGGATTTGAGTTCCATCCATCTACAACCCAATCAGCTCTATGTGAACCTGCTGTATGGTGTAGAATAATTGTGTTCTTAACTTCATTGCTATCGAAGTATTGGTCTTTGTTAAGTAACCTTACTACTGCTGATTCAAGCGTTGTCATTAATGATATAGCCAAAAAGAGGTTGAAGTTTATTAACGGAAGGTATCTCTTTCATTCGGTTGATTTCATCTACCTCTATTTGTATAAGGTTCAAATCAACCTCTTCATTCATAAAGTCAAAACTTGCTTTTTCAACAAGGGCAAGGTATTCCTGATTTAGAGCAGGGTCTTCAATAACCAACAGATTCGTTGGAGTTCTACCTACTGATTTACTTGCGAAGCGAGGCTCTATATCTTCTGTTAATAACTCCAAGAAAGCCTTTCTTCTTACGGCAATAATATCACCGATTGTTTTTTTGTTCTTAATGACTGCATACCAAAAAGGGCAGTTGTGTATCAACGATAACTCTGATAGAGCCTTCTCGATTGATAGTAGATTGACTATTTTTATTTTCTTATTCATCGTTTTGATTGACTTAGGGAGTACCAATTATCCCATAAACTTAACTCTTGAGGAGTAGCCTCTCTGATAACTCTTGGTTCTATTGCAATAGAAACATTGTCACCAATCTCGGCATATTCGGAAGGAGATATGGAGCCATAATGATAGGGCGTTCCTTCAAAGGCTCTTGTTACTTTTTCTCCCAATGGGTAAGCATTAACTACATACCCTTTTCCTTCTTCTACTATCATAATACAGATTCAATATAAAACTCTATAACAGTACCTACTGCATAATTAACAGCACTTGCATTAATACCAAATGTAATGGTAGTTAATGCGTCAGATGAATTTCTCCATATACCGTAGAAATCCCCATAAGAAGACGCTGAATAGGATATATTGCGGTTGTAAATAACCCCCATAAAAGTTTTATACGCTCTAATTACCCCTGCACCTGGCAAGTTGTTGTAGCCTGTGTAGATAAGGAACTCGGCATCATAAACATCATTTAGTTGAGTACCATTATGTAAAATAATACTACTTGATGGGGAGTTACCATTGGCAGACCTCGCTTGGGTAACATATCCGTAGTTGTTACCTGAGTCTGAATTGCATCGTAAAAAAGCTCCTCCCGAAGGTGTTCCAGACGAAGCCCCTACACCTCGCATTATTACTTTTATCTTTTCTGCTGTGCTAAGACCAATAGTGGATAAAGTTACGGTTATAGTGGAAGTATCTCCTACTATGTATGTGGTATCTGCCTCAACAGGTGATGGAGTAGCAGAAACAATCTTAATGGTGTGCCTCTTCTTAAATGATGGGTATAATTGTGTAGCAGGTGTAGTGTAAAGAAGACCTGTTCCTGCTGGATTAACTGTTATTACTTGCCCAGGACTACCTAAGTAGTTAAGAGGAGCAGGTAAGGCGTTTATTGATATGTAGTACCACTCTAAGTTTACTCCGTCATCTGTTACTCGTAAGAATGTGCCGGGACTTCCTAATACAGAAGGAAACTCACTACCTACGATAACGGTCATAACATCTTCTACATACTGAACATCAATATGCTCACCTATAAAGTTTATAGCTTTTGGATTAACTCCTTTTATTTGTGCTTCATTATAAACTTTAAGCGGTCTTTGTGTAGAAATCCATCCTTTAGTACCATTTTCAGCTACACCATAAACAGAATAAGGAGGGGCAACATCTACATCATTAATAAGAGATATATTACCCGAAGCATCTACTGTTAATGACTTACCGATAAATTGTGTAAAGGCTTGGGAACTTAAGTGTAACCCATTTTCATCAGAGTAAAATGAGTCATCGTGTTTAAGGTTAAATTTAATATCCCCAACAGCATTTATAGAGCCTTCAATAGTGTTTGTTTCCTCAACACTCAATAAAGCGAGAACCCTTGCATCAGAGTAGAATAGATTTGTAGCAGGGGAGGTTTCTGTAAGCATATCTGTTGTTATATTAGTATACTCAACAGCATTACCCGAAGCATTAATTCTAAAAAACTTATTTGTTCCACTTGATAAAGGAGGAAAACCTACTATGCTTTGCACTAAGTGCGTATGGTTATACAAGTGGTTTAATATAGCAGGGGATACCTTTAATCCAGAGGCATCAACAACCATAGAGTTATCTGCTAAGTTTAATGATGCCACAAGTTTATTATAGTCAATAGCCAAAGATATTGAGGCGGTAGAATCAATAAATTCGGCTAATATAGTATCAAATGGAGAAAGGTCTATATCTGTACCACTACTATTTACTCTAAAGATTCTATCAGCACTTAATGCAGGGAACTCAAATAAGTCAGTAACCTTTATTTGCTCTTCTGTTATTAACGCCTGTAATGTTGTATAAGTTAAATTAGACTCTGGGCTATTGACAACAACAAGTTTATTAGCATTAGAATGAAAGGCACCTGGGCCATCAGGTAAAGAAACAAAAGTAGGTGTTTCAAAAGGATTGATAGCCGCTATTAATTCATCTACTTCATTTTTACCATAGTATAAAACATCGTGGGTATGTAGGTTAGAGGCATCATTAGTACCAACGGCTCCCGTTAGTATTCTATGTTGTTGTGCGGTTAAGTGATACCTTTCATTTGATGCTCCACCTTGTAATCCAACTTGGTTATTATGTGGAGTACAAGGTACATCATAGTAATTGCCATCTTGTGCAAGGTACTTGCCAGGACTTCCTGAATCAGTTAATGAAGCAAGAAGAGGAAAGTTTAACCCATAACCAAGTAGAGTTATTACAGCCTCATAGTTAGTTAGGGATAAATGGAATCTTTCAGAAGCATTACCACCTTGTAATCCTTCAAGTTCGTTATGTATAGACATAGGAAATGTTTAGGTAATTTTGTATTTACCCGTGCGTGTATAAAACAAAATTCGTTAAATTTACAACAAAAAACAAACCTCTATGGAATGGATTGACGCAAATAGTTCAAATTTAAGTAGTTACGCCTATGATAAGCAGAATAAACAACTGCATATCCGCTTTGTTAAAGCCGAAGATAAGGTGTATGTTTTTAAGAATGTATCAGAGAAAGAGTTCTCCTTGTTTGATAACTCAAGTAGTAAGGGAAGCCACTTTCACGCATACATTAGAAACTCAAAATCTTTTACAATTCAATAACCTATAAAAACAAAAAAGGGAACCTTCTTAGGGGTTCCCTTTTATATTGTAATTAACTAAGACTTAGAGAGCGTACTCTACCGTTCTTTCAACACGAACTACTTTTTTCAAGCTCTTAGTAATACCCAACTTAGCACACGCTTTTTGCATCATAGGGAAATTGGTTGCCCACTTCATATTGTGTTTGAAGTGCAGGGTTTCCATATCCAGCTTTTTCTCAGCCATACCTGCCGCTATAAACTCGTCAAGAGTTTTGTTAAACTTGGTTTTGATAGCTTCTACAATGAGAGCCTTTACAGCATCTCCTGTAATAGTGTCAAGAACCTCTTCTTGTTTAGCGACTGCTTTCTTGGCAGGAGCAGACTTTGACGCAACCGCTTTCTTTGCAGGTGCTTTAACGGGTGTAGCCTTCTTTGCAGGAGCTTTCTTAGCAGGTGAAGGTGTAGTAACTGCCGGAGCAGTAGAAGAAGCTCCCGTAACAGGGGAAGCCTTCTTAGCAGGGGAGGCCTTTTTGGAGGCGGTCATCTGTGGCATATATTAATTAATGTAGTTAAAAGTATTCAAAACATTGCCATTGGCATCTACTTCATCAACAAGCACTTTTTGTGTAGGTGGTATGTAGTTAGATATTGCCCTATGTGTATCAGGGTGTAGCACATCAAAGGTTTCTTTGGTTGAAAGTTCAACACCTTTTGGAGAGGCGAAGAATCTCATTTTATCTTCGAGTGGTATCTCAAACAATAAGATTGGCTCACCTGAACTTTCTTGAAGGAAATAGTAAATCAAATGAGTGCCGGATAATTTGTCTAAGCTATTTCGATATTCTCTTACAAGGTTAGTTATAGCCCTGTGATGGCTCTCTACTTGCTCTAACCTATCGGATATAGCTCTTTGAAGTTCTTTGTGATTCATATTATGTTAAAAAGTAAAAGTTCTACGGGAGTCATTTCGGATACAGCCAAAGGGCGTGTAGGCATAGCCACAGGAGTAGATACAACATTGGGTGCTATGATTACCGAGGATAGTCTTTTGTTAGCGTGAGCAATAAAATCATTAACCTCATTCCTGTTAATTGTTTTAGCTTGTTTATAAGCGAAGTTAATAGCCTCGTTTATTGAACTAACAACAGAACCAAAACAAGGCAAGTCATCAGGAGGTATAAGTACAATGTGGAATGACCCACTTGGTAAAACATACAACTGCCAATTTAGAAAGCGGTAATCTTTTGAAGGGCGTATTTGTCCGTGAGCTATATTCCACCCAACAAATATGTTATGCTCTCTTCGATATTCAACTTGGTTTATGTACATATCAAACAATGCCTAAAGTGAATAGGCTCTCATAGTCAAAGGTTTCTTTGATGACCTTTGCTTTCTGTTGCCAAAATTTGTCAGGGGTATAAATCTTCTTGAGGTCTGTACCAGGTTTATGCAAAGAGTATCTTTCAACTACTTCAATTAACCAAGAACATTCTCCGCCTAATCTTGCTAACTCATCTATCCGACTTACAAGCAAATCAACTTTAATCGGAACTTCACCTCCTATCAGGTTGAACTTCTCTTTACAGGCAAGTATGGCAAAACAGAAAGCCGCATTTTGCGTTACTGCTTCATTACCTCCACCATAGACTGCGACATAAGCAAGAATCTTGGAGGCTATATCGTCACCGTACATTGATAACCCAAGTGACTTTAACTCTCGCTCCATAGCAAGACCTGTTTCCATTGTTTTGTCAATTCCCATTTTGTTATTACCTAAGTTATTCGTTTATTGTTGAAGTCCTCGTGTGTGCGTACCCGCAATTCTGCGATTTGCTGATGAACTGCAAATCGCTAAAGAATAAACACAGCCCAAAACAGAAAGAAAGAAAATATATAAAAGAAAGAAAGATAAAAGGTATTTCGGCCTTGAACATAAACAAATATAGAAAAACAACCTTAATAATCAAAGTGGAATTTTTTACTTTTTTTACAACCTGTTATAAATAAAAAACCCCTCCTGTTACAGAGGGGTTTATGTTTGTGTTTCAGCAGGTTATGATAACTTTCGTATCTTTGATATACTAAGGATTTCCTCAATACTACCATCAACATCGAAAACCATTTTAAGCGGAGATAACGAAGTAACATTTCCCTGATACCACATCTTTTGTTCAGGATAGTAAACTTCGAGTCTATCACCTTTCTTAAATCTATGCTCATAAACATAGTCATAAGCAGTATAGATAGACCATCTCTCAAATACAAAAGTACAAAACTCTTGTAGCTCTATTTGGTTTACAGAAGATACCACTTTCTGCATATCAAATTCAACGGTTATATCTCGGATAAATTTGTCTAAGTCCAGAGAGTTAAGCCACGAATCAGTAACTTGGAATCTTCCCTCTGCTATACCCATAACACACTCCATAGCTTTTGGAACGGTGTGCAATAGTACATTGACCATATACTCCGTAGCAGTCATCTTAACTTTGTAAAAGTCACCTGACGGCCCTTCCTGTTGGAACTCTATTGAGTCTTTGCCGGATAATACACTTGCCCTCGTTTGAATAAACTTAGGCTTAACAGGATAATACAATTCGGGGATACCTCTAAAGCGTGGCACTCTCTTTGGTTTTTTATCTTTTATCTCTTGAGAAGCCTCGATAATAGGCTTGAAATCTTTAATGGCTTGGTGTCCCGTAATCTTACCTTTTGTGTATAGGCTGACTATCTTTTTGCCCTCTCTACGAAGATTAACTCTACGGCTAATCTTGTTGATGACCACAAGATAATCTTTTTGTTTCAGAGGCACTTTTTTACGAAGCATAGAGAATAACAAATCTACCTGCTGTTGAATTTTAGCTTGGTATAACTTGTGACCCTTTTCCTCCATCTCTTTGCGTTTTTCCGCAAGAGCCTGTGGGCGAGGTATCTCTTTTACTACTTCAATAACTTTATCGGTAACACCTTTTTGTAGGCGTTTATCTTCTTTGACTTTGTACTTGGAAGACAATGCCGATAGTAGTTCCTCTTTGTGTGCTTCAACCGCAATAATCTCTTTTGATTGGCGTATAACAGGTTTCTCGGAGTTCTCTCGAAGCCAAGTAAGTACGCTTTCAGGTGTAGGGAAATCATTGTGGTAATCATTCACATTGACCTTCTCGGAGAAATTCATAGAGTCTTTGATAAGGTACCCGTGACTACTATACTTAATAGAGAATCCCTTGTACTTTACCCAACCTCGTTTCTTCTCATAGACAACTCCTGTCAATACATTAGACAGAAATTTATGTAGAATAGCCGTGTTGTCTTTTGCAACACTTTCCTCTAAAGCGGATATGTCATCGTTTGACACAAAGCCCAGGATAGAGGAAACTTTCTTTACAGTACCTTCGGCAGTAACTACATATCTGTTACCATCCGAAGCAATAAATTCTTCTCCTATGTTATTCATAAACTATGGTGTGTAAAAAGCCAACAATTTTTTCGAGTGTGTAGATGTCCACCTCTCCTAAACTATATTGTTCTGTTTCAAAACAATCAGAAGAGATAACCGATATAGTTGAGTTCGTTATATACCGAACATTACTATTTGCTTGGGGTATAGATAGTATATCCGTAGGTGGGCCTACACATATACTTAGAGCAGGTGTTAGGTACGAAACCTCTATCTCTTTTTTACCTGATAGTTCAACAAGTTCTTTAACTCGTTTAACCAATTCTTTGTGCATCTCATTTGTTGTCATTTTCTTACTATAATTGCAGGTTCGGGAAAGATTAATTCACCTAAACAAAAAGGGCAGTTTCCCATTGCTGCCTCTTGTTCGGAAGGGTCTTTATCCTGCAATGTAGGCACGGATTTGAACCGTGCACCACACGCAGAGCAAGAACACATAAACTTGCCTTTTACTTCTTTTTTAATAGCCTTTTTCATTCTGCTAAATTAACAAAAATTAATTAACTTTCAATAGGCTCATAAACCAAAGAAACTTCTGATTTATAGAACTTGTGTTTTAACTCATACTCACCTAAGCGAATATGTTTTTTGCTTACAGGATACTTTAACCCTTTGTAATCAATAGTCCAACTATTCCTAAAGTTATAGAGCATAGTAAGTAAATCAACCATATCACTACTTGTATTAGTCAATACTACTTTACCATTCTTATAAGGCTTTACTCCTACGCCTATTGGTGAGTGTTGTGGTGATATAAGCTCAAAGTTACGGAGCTTGTCAAATAGACCTTCTGATTCCCATTTAGCATAGTCTTTTGTCCACTTAGGGCGAAGCTCAAATTTAACTAAGTCAAAAAGCATAGTTAGAAAAGCCCATCCAAGTCTTTCGGTATCTGTTTTAATAATAACACCTTTTGATGTAGGCTCTACTCCGTATAGCTTAATAGTGCTATTAGACCACAGAAAAAACAATCTGTGATAGTCACCTTGTAGCAAAGTAGCGTTTTTATCCATCCACTCTAAGAACCTTGCTTTGTTATAGCTAATAGGTTGGTCGAGGTCAAACACATTGTTAAATATGCCCTCTATGTCATTTTCTACTCTATGCAACCTTATGGGTGTACTACTAACAAGATAAGTTGTTTCCTCCCACGAAGGAAAAACACTAAGTTTTAGAAATCTTTCGATAGCCTTACATTGAAAATCTCTGTAAGCTTCATTTACATTTACCAGCTCGTTGTTCTTAGTCATTTCAGACCACTTTGACCATATACTCATTTTTACTAAAAATTAATGGTTAAAAATTTTGCGTGTTTGTAAGTGGATGCGACCCCCACTCTTGTATTAATTATCTTGGCAAATCTGTTACCGTTAGATTTCTCTTG